AGCCGCACCCATAAGATTTTGACTGGCATTTGCGCCAAGTCCTGCAAGTTGAGACAACCTTGCATAATTTCGATTGTATGCATTCGAATATTCATTTGAAGCAAAATCTTGACCATAGCGCTGTAAGGCTTTCATTGTTGCACCTGAGTTTAAACCTCCTCTAGCTGCAGCGGATGATTGCAAAGCATTTTGCCCTTGCTTCATTCGAAACTGATATCCTGGGTCCATTTCCATATTCTTTGCAAAATCACCGCTTGCAAGACTTGATAATGCTCCGAGACCAGCTTGATTGTAAGGATCGGCCAAAGTTTGTTGTGTGCCATACATTTGTTTCAAAATGTCATTGGCTTGATTTGTACTTCGTGTCTGATAATCAAGTGCTTTGTCTGTCGAATTGTCTCCGAACATGTCGGTGCCTAGAACATCATCAACTGCGCCCATCGGTTTTCTCCTTATTCACAATAGATTGGCAAATGCCGATTGGTTTTTCTATTATCATAATGCCATTTTCTGCTAAAATTACTTTAAACCCATATTTTAATGATGCAAGCAAAGTGCGAGAGGCGTTTTTGTCTCTTAAATCTATACTTGCGCTGATTCTCGAACATCCTCGCTTGAAACTTATATCCTCAAGATTATAAATTAACTTCGACATTTCATTCTGGCATCTCGCTTCACCGTGAGTGTATGCATGACTAATAAAACACTCATCTTTTTTTATTTTATAAAGAACGAAAGCCTTTGTTGTTTCTAAGACTTCGAAACCTTCTCTCTCATTGATATAATTGGCATAAAGAGTTTCAGAAATCATCTTGCACCAACTTGACTATAGGTTGAATGCTTTCCGGCCAATGTTCTAGCTCTCCAAATCACGCGAGAAATCGACGCAGTTCCAGTGATAGAACTAGATGCATATTTAACTTGCCCTGTTGCATCAATAGAAAAATCTACTCCACTGTCATCTGGTCCAGGTGTTCCAATGATTGTCAAAGACCAGTCTGCACTTGTCGGGTTGTATGAAACGACAAAAATCCCACTTTCGACTAGTTCTGTTGCACCTGTCGAAGTTGTTATTCTTTGAATTAAAAAATCCACTGTCGCTTGGCTCACTCCTGTTTTTGTGAATTTTAATCCATCAATATTCGCAGGAGTTGATTGATTGTTGGTTATTTCAAAAATATCCTCGGCACCTAAAGAATAAAGTCGATCATATATCTCTCGAAAAAACCATTCCCAGGCCTTGCTAAAAAGATTAGTGCTTTCCATCACGGTATTTTTATAAGGAATGTCAAAGCTTTTCTTTAAACTCCCCATTAGTCATTCCCTGGTTCAATATCGATTTGCGCGTCAATCCAAACTGTCTTGACCGGATCTGTCATCTTTACTCGAAATATTCGATCCCTCGACTTGCCCAATCGGTTCCACTTAACTCTTGTTTTATAATTTCCAATTGCACCGGCTGTATTATCTGCCAAGGCCCATGATTCACTCGACCAGGTATGACCTCCATCATCTGAAAAATCAAGCATCACAGTAGGGCTTGAGCCTTGAACACCGCCGTCAAGACCTATGCCAACTTCCATGTCTAATTGGAAACTGTTATAAAATATTCTTTTTAAATCATTTGAAACGTGAGGAGAAGTTCTCAAACGAGTGATTGCATCCCCATCATCTGAATAATAAGTATCGCTGAATTTATAGATTTTATTGCTTTCTGAATCTGCTACAAGATGCAAATCATTTACATAATCAAATGAATGAAATTCGGCTAAGTGCCTTTCTAAAGTTCCCGCATTTGTATAAGCCCTTTGATGCCATGATGCAGTCATCACATCATAGACCCATGTCGCTTCATCAAAATTTAATACATAAAAATAATGACCATTGGATTGATAAGTAAATGCCGTTGCACTTGACGGATCTGCATAACCGTTGATCGCAAATTCGATTGCGTGTGTGCTGATTCTTTGCGGAGTCAATCCACTCGCCGAGAAAACAATGTTCTCTCCTTCTTCCGATCTGCCAAGCCAAAAAATAGTTCCAGGAAGTCGCGCCACACTATATTTTGCTTTCAATCCTATTTCTATGTAAGCATTTTGGATTCTTTCAAAAGGGAAATCAGCGTTTCCAGTGTTCACATAAACTTCTGTAGTTTTTTCATTTAAAACCCACAGATTTCGACTTGATCCAATCACTGCCAAAACTTTATCAGGACTTCCCTCAGATGAAGCAAAGTTGAGCGCGTCAATAGCATAGTCGGAAAGATTTGTTGTATAAAATTTATTTGTATCCACTTCATTTAAAATAAAATACCCATCAATCCAAGTGACATGTGTTGATTGCGGACCTGTCGGGAAAAGTGCGGGTTCTCCTCCCGCTCCCATTTGAAAAAAAGTCGGATTCAATGGAAACGTATCAGTAGAAGTGTCATTTTGGGCAGAATCATCATACAGAATATAATTTGAGGTGCCATCGGTGAAAACAGTTGATCCATTGTATTTGTCACCGCCCAAAGCATCAGATGCAGCAGAGATTCGTCCCGATGATGTGTTAAATGTCGCGTCGGATGATGAAATAATATTAAATTTTATCACTTGCGCTGACCATGTTCCAGAAACCGCGGTCAAGTCTATTTCAGTCCCAGCGGAGGCATTGGACATTGATGACGCCAATTGGAACTGTGTATCGCTTATTCTTATCACATAATAATCGGTGTTTTGAGCGAGGCCAGTTGGTAAAGGTGTGCCGAGAGAATAAACTCTAATTTTCAGACCAGTATATAAATTGTGGTCTTCCCTTGCAGTTATTGTGTCCGTTGCATAATCGACATCATCGGTATTGTTAAAGTTTTGAATTCGTGCCGGAATAAATGACTGATTGTTAAAAGTCCAAGGAGTCACCGTCATCGTGCCGGTTCCAACGGCTGAGATATTAATCGCAGTCCCAGCTACCGCATTCGCCAAGCTTGAAGCCAATTTAAATGTCGAGTCAGTCAAAGCAATCACAAAATAATCTGTTGACGCGCTAAGACCTGTTGGAAGTGTAACAGATGACGAAACTTGCACTTTCAAACCAGTCCAATAAAAATTTCCTGCAGTCGTGGTGATGATTTCAGTTCCAGTATCAATTCCACTTGCTTGCGTAACTGATCGAACGGAAGCTTCACCAGTCTGTAAACTAAAATTCCACTCAGTGTTTTTTGCCAATCGATAAAGCTTATTTCCACTGACAATCAATTTTCTTCCAATCCCATCCACATGCACTAGACGAATCGGTCCATCTCCAACGGTTGTGATTTCCTCAAGACCTGGAGTCGCTTTCAAATAATATTGTTGACTACCTTTTCCAGTTCCAGATTCGATTTTCACGGGATACATATTGACGCAGCGTTGAGCATCCACATTTACTGAGGCAAGAGAATAAGCAGGACCTATAAAACCCTGAAGCTTCATTACAACCCCGTGTGAATGTTAAATTGCTTTTCATCACCGACCAACCCAAAGACGTCTGATTGCATGTAAACTGGCTCAGTATTTGTCCGCATGATTGCAGCTTTTGATTCTAAAGCAAGCATTGCAATATCTTGAGAAACTGCCCGACCATATTCTGGAGCTAGTCTCACCGCTAAATTGTAGCGCATGGCTTCCTTATATCCAGGAGGCAGAGAAACTGTGTCTGCAATCAATGAGAAATTAGATAACGGCTTGTCAGAATAAAGAATCAAACTTGCAGTAGCACTTGGAACTGGCCAAACGTAAATTGTCCCAGTCGGGAAAGTGTCATTATAGTAGATGCTCAATGGCAAATCTGACTGGATTGTCTTGTCAATGATTCTTGAATATTCGTCAGAATTCAAAATGCGAATAGGAAATTCACTGGTATCGCCCGACTGCTTTGCATTTGCTTGAATCAATCGAATTGGTCTTGCAGTGTTAAATGTTGCACCTGATCCAATTGTGTAACTGGCAGTTGATGCGACCAAAGAAAATGTCTCGATTGTTCTGTCAAAAAGAATCAACCCATCATTTGACCATGAATCAAGCATTTCATTTAAAACAGAAAGAGCATCAGCCGATTCATTTGAGCTTGGAGTTTCACCTTGGGCAATCGCTCCAAATAATCGCAGAGATCCTTTAATTAAATCACTGACTGTGGACAT